GGTTTGGCAATTAAAATATTGCGTCCACCTTTTTTCCATTTGTACACAGGAAGATTTAGTCTTTCAAATCTATCGGCCGGACGTGGTATAATTTCATTGTGTTGGATATCGTTTTTTACAATTCTATGATAATATTTCCAACCGTTTGGATTTTCTTTAGTACGTTGATTGCCTAGGTATCCAGTATCGATAAAATAAAAATCTCTTTTATCAGCAAGACACTTTTCCATTATTTTATGTTTGAGAATTCCACGCATTACAATAGGATCTTGACTGTCTTCGTAATTAAAATCCTCTGTACGAATTACTCTGCCTCCGGTTCCTGTGGCAAACATATTAATGTAAGGATCTTCGCCATTCTTACTTAAGAAAATCCAATTGTTCATATATCTCTTTGTTGACAATATTCTGTAAGAATTCTTTCACGGTGCCATTCGTCACCCATAGGAGTATTAGCAAACTCGTGAAAGCAAGGTGTGCCGAGTGTATAGTGTAGCAACTTGGCAGCCGGGTTTGGACCATATTCGTCTGGTAACCAATTCCATTCTTTGGGCAGTTCACCTATTCGTGCATCGTCAATCCACGAGAATCTATGTAATTCCGCACCAGTGGCATTCATAACATATTCAGGAGTTAATTTGCGATTGGGATAGCTGTTGCAGTTCCATAAAATAACACTTGACCAATTTTTGCGAGGGTAATCTTCGTTTTTTGAACCAAGATATTTTTCTTTCATTTTAGTTTTATAGTCATGCTTAACTACCATGACGTCCTTATCCATTTCTCTCAATGCCCACAGCTCTGCTATATCCCCACGCACAATCATATCGCCATCTATGAATATAGCACTGCCTGTCCAAGACATCAAATAAGGAACTAGGAATCTTGTATAGATAAAATGATTGCTGCCGTCTGTGTGGGTTTCGCTGTAGTCTTTAAATAAGTTTAATGCTACAGGAATAATACTCACAGGTCGACTTGAGTTTCTAATAATACTATTTGCACATACATGATATGCTATGGCTTCTCTAGGATCGTAGCCTATAAAGACAGGAATTATATCTTTCATTTTCTTTCTATGTCCTCTTCAATACAGCATTCGCCATATTGTATTTCAACTAATTTTAATGGAACAGTCTCAGAAGGATTACTTAACTGATGCCACTCGCCTACGGGTATTTTTGTTTCTTTGTGTTTTTCAAGAACAATAGACGGCATCGAATATCCACTAGACATTTGCCTATGTACTACTGCTTCTCCGTCACTAACTATCCAATATTCCGAACGTTGACTATGTCTCTGCATTGATAAACTGCATTGTGGATTAACTGTGAGTTCTTTAACTTTCATGCCAGGCACTTCGTGTAGCACACGATAGTAGCCCCAAGGACGTTCGGTCTTAGGTGCCTTCCATTCTTGTAATATCCATGAGCTAGAGTTTGCTTTGTTAAATCCCCCTACGCCAAATGCAAACGACAAATTGTCATCTTTAAAATTCATTTCTGGAATGTCTAGATGGGTGCGGTCTCCGCCGTTGGCAAAAACTATTTTATCATTTGGGAATGTTTGTCTTACTAATTTGATAGCTAAATTAGAACTATTATCGTCGTCATTAAATTCAATAGTATAATCAACCATTTTTAATTCTTTAATGATTCGCTGACGTTCTAACCAAGGCATGAACGGTGAGCCTTTTTTACGTGTTAGCCAAGAATCGGAATTAATACCAACTACAAGTTGATCTCCTAATTCTTTCGCTGCTTTGAAATAGGCAATATGTCCAGAATGGATGGGATCAAACCCACCAGTTACTAATACGATTGTTTTCATGCAGATATTTATCTGCGCATATTATTAGCTATAAAATCTCTGACCTCAATTTTAGGATTGAACCCAAAGAATGACAGTTTGCGTGTATTGGCTTTGGTTTCTTGACGTTCGTTTGGAGTATCCAATTTGACAGGTAAGTGGGGAGCAATATCATTGATCTGAATTGAAATACCAGTGCCTATATCTAGCGATCCAACGTAGCCGTGATCGAGCAACAGATCAAATGCATCACAGATATCGTCAATATGAATAAAATCTCGTTTGTGTGTTGTAACATATTCTAATGTTCCATTTAATAATTTATAGAAGAACATGTTTTCTCTAGGAATAGAACTGTATACAGTATGCAACCTCATAAAACAAACATTATTATGCGGAATAAATTCCATTGCATGTTTGCTGGCTGCATAGGGATTTAAGTGTGGTTCATATTGCGAACTTGAACTTGCTACTAATACTCTTGTAGATTTATAATGTTCAAGTATTCTGCGAGTTCCTTCGACATTAACACGCCAATATTGTTCTGGATTATTAATACTTTGACGCACACCTGATAAGGCAGCTAGATGTATAACATAATCACAATCTGGAAGGTCACAAACTAAAATGTCGTTGCCCTCTTTTATATCAAGACCAACGACATTATATTTTTGTTCTAACTTATTTTTAAGACTCTTGCCAATGAATCCTAAATGTCCAGTTATTAATATAGTTTTCATTGCGCACGATGTTTTTTGTTAACATCTTCAACACGGCCGAGCAATTCTAATTCAATGCCCATATCAAGACCATGTTCTAATATTGCAGCCACGTCTTTTGGAAAACAGGCGCCGCCATAGCCAAACTGTCCGTCTGGACCTGGAACATCCCAATGCGAGTTTCCTAGTCTAGGATCACTTTTAGCAATCTCTTTAATTTCAGACCAGTCAACATCAATATGTTGTGCCATGCGATAAAATTCATTCATTAAGGTAACTTTAGTTGCCATGAATGTATTTGCAATATACTTAAACAACGACGCCGTTGTGATGGTTGTTCTACGATATAGAGTTGCAGCAACATCACCAGATCTAATAATATTAATGGCATCATCAACCCATTTGCCGTCACCGCCTACTAACATCCAAGTAGCAGTTACATAGTCTGCATTGGCATTTGCCGCAGTTAAGAATTCAGGAGCATGAACGATGTTTGGATAATGAACTTGCAAAGAAGCATATACTCCCGGGGGAATAGTACTTTTACAAATAATAACTTTATCGTATCCTGCGAGGTCTTTTAAAACACCACGCATATATGAATCGTCGCAATGCCCATCTTCTAACATTGGAGACGGTACACACACGTACACAGCATCGCAGGTTTTAATTTCCTCAATGCTGGCCGATTTTTCACCTAATTTTGGATCTCTTACAACTAAATCGTGTTGTCTGTGTGCCCATGCCACTGCGCCACCGACGAATCCTAAACCAATAATACCTATTTTCAAAGCGTTGCGTCCTCTAATCCTGCGGTTCGTAATTTTACGATATTTGATACTTGCCACTGCTTAATATCAAGAGCTTTAATAATACCAAGCCATTTATTTCTTAAGAGTGCAAAGTCATTGATAATCTTTTCAAAGTCTACAACGTCTGCTTCACCTTCGACAAACTTTTCACAGTCCCTCGAAGATAAAGAGCGTTGATAGTTTTCAAGATATTTACGAAAGTGTTGACTACGTAATCTACGAAGTTCGATGTTAAGGTATTCTAAAATACCTTCAATTTCCTGTAACTGGTTAAATCGGTTTTCAACGATACCTGGCATCTGTGCCGAAATCTTTTCTAAACTACCAGATACTTTACAATCTAATTTTGCCTGTATTAATTCAGCTTCATAGAATGAAACAGCATCTGGAATATTAGAAATATCCTTGCTAACCTTATCGTACCAGTTCATTAGTCCTCGTCTTCGTAATATTCATCTTCGTCTTCAATTTCCTCGCCATCGATAGCATACTCAATAGCTTGGTCTAGATAAGGGTCTATACCCATTAAGCCATCGAGAACGCTGTCTTTGATGCCGTGGTCAACTAAAGCGTTAACAAAATCAGCAGCAACATCTTTACGTTGTTTCTCTGGGATATGTTCTATTACAACATGCCACAAATCTGCAATTAAATCTTCTTTCATTCTACAGTCTCCAAGTCTGGTTCAACATTAGTAGTTATCTCTGAAGCGGTTTTTTCACCGTGTTTAGAAATATCTTCCATTGCTTTATCCAAGCCTTGGTTTTCATTTCGTTCCCATGCCTTGCGGAACTGTTTGATGATTTCACCATCACTAGTTGTGTAGACAAGACTGTTACCTTCTTTCTTGAGCAACCCTTTTGCTTCAAACAAGTCGACCAGTCCACTATATGGATTCATACCTGTTTCATAAGGAATCTTTACTTGTACACTTTCAAATGGTTTAGCATAGCGTGTTTTCATAACCTTACAAGCGGCACGAATACCTTTCACTTCGCTAATTTTATTACCGTCTTCATCTTCTTTAAGTTTTAATTTACGCATCGCTACGACAATCGAACTTGCATAGATAAAACCTTGACCACCTGAAATCTTGTCATCTGGATCAAACATATCTTGTGAAGCGTATGTGTGATTAGTTGCTACTAGACCAATGTTATAAGCACCAAACATGTTAACACAGTTACGAACAAGTGCTGTTAGTGCTTTGGGTTTACGGCCCATATCACCTTTCAAATCACCTGCTTCGAATTGATTAACGTCTGTTGGAGTAAGCAACATGCCGAGCGAATCAATCACAAACAAGACCTTAGGACGAGTGTCTTCTGGCATTTGTTTATACTCTGCAACAAACTCAACAATAGTTTTAGCCACGTCATCGATCATAGCCATGTTCAGTTTCATTAGTTTATCTTCGCTGGTATCTACACCTAGTGCTTCAAGCCAATCTTTGTCAAGTGCATTTTCTGTATCGATTAAGATTGGAAAGATGCCTGCTGCTTGTGCGTTCTTAACAAGATTACCTGAACAGATAAATGATTTACCTGCACCGGATTCTCCTGCAAACACAGTGACTTTACCTAACGGAATACCTTTGTGAAAGTCGCCACTGATAAGATAATTCAATGCAAAGTTATTTGTTGATACCCAGTCTTTAGGATCATTAAATCCAATGCTTAACCCTTCGATGGATTTTGTGATAGACTTTCTAAATTTAGAAATGTCAAATGCTTTTGCCATTATTATTATTCTCCTATAATGATAACACAGGCGTACAACTAAGTTGCAGAGGCCTGTGCTGCTTTAATTACGACTGTTGACGAGCGCGAATCTTTGCAAGAATGTCTTGCGCACGACTTGCACCATCACCACCTGCTGGTGCGGCTGCTGGTTCTGCTGCTGGAGCACTAGCTGTAACTGCGATAGGAGTGTCATCTGGATCGATGTCATCTGCTGGCAATGCGATCTTAGCCGATGATGTTTTGTTAGGATCACCAGTGTTCTGGCTCATGCCAGCTGGTTTGAAATATTGACCCCAACGATCCATGTCATAGGCTTCGCCATTAACTGAAGCTTCAAACATTTCTTTCATAACTTTAAGTTCAACATCAGTTGGTTTCTTTGGTAAGAAATCGCTCAAGTTAAACAAACCGTGTTGTGCAACCGCTGCTTGTTCAGCATCTGTCAAGGCACGTTCACGACGGCTCCACTTTGATGTAGAGTAATCTGCGAAACCACCTTTAGATGTTTTTGCAATCTTAAAGTCTACGCCTTTGAGTGCGTGTGTTGGCAACTCATCCAACTCTGGATCCATAAGAGCAGAACGAATGATTTGATAGATTTGAGGACCGATGATAAATCTACGGATTGGATTCTCAGGTTGTTTATCTTCCTTTAAAGGATCTTCAACAACAAAGCCTTGGAAAATGTATGAACGTTTCTTCCAATACTTACGACCCATTTCTTCCAATGACTTGTCCTTGAACCAGCCACGTACTTCTGACAAGATTGGACATACTGATCCATCGTTGTACATTTCTACGCAAGGAACTTGAACTTGTACTGGGCGAGAGTCGGTTTCGCCTTTGATGCCTGCAAACGGCAATTTGATCATTGCACGTTCTACCCAAAAGAATGTGTTTGCTGAATTGCCATCTTCCAAGAAACGAAGAGTCGCTTCTTTGCCTTCTTGCATATTCCAGTGTGGGTAAATTGCGTTGTCGCCGCCGCCTGTTGATTGTCCTGTGGACTTTGATTGTGCTTCTTGAAGTTTTGCACGAATTTCTGCTAATGTAGCCATTTTATATGCCTCCTTAAGTTATGCCTAAAATGTTTATATGCCTTATGCACATGTTTTATTATGTGCTTTTTATTTAGTAAAGTCAACGAATATCTACTACTTTTTTGATTCTGTTTTACCAAAAAAATCTGGAGTAATTAACCCCAGACTTCTTTGTATTTTTCCAGTGCCATTGCCCTTATTTGAGCTAGTCTCTCTGTAATGTGTGTAGGTAACTCGCTATCGTCGTCTAGGTCAATAACATAGCCGACTTTAACGATCTCCGGACGACGATATGCAACATAGAAATCAATTTCGTTGTCATATTCGTCATCCGAATCTTCTGCACTATTACTTAGATGCTGGCTTAGCAGCTGGTGCTGCTGCCTTTTCGTCCTTGGCAGGAGTACTTTTTGCAGGCTTTGCGTCTTTCTTAACTTCTTCTACTTTCTTAACTTCTGCTTTTGCAGGTGCTGCTGGAGCCTTTGCTGGTTCTGCTGCGATTGCTACTGATGCAAATGCCACTGCTGCGATTAATGTTGCGATTGTTTTCATTTTATTTCCTTTAAGGTTAGTTTGAAACAAGTACCAGTCTGTAGCAGTTACAGTTAGCATCAAGAATTTGCTCATAATGATAACCATACGGCACAGGTGGTTGAGGGTTAGGATAATACACTATTGGAGGTTGTTGTACTATTACTTGTTGTTGACGTGTGAGTGCATATCCCACTGCGCCGCCTATCACAAGCGGGGCAACCCAATCGTAACGATTGTGAGAACCATGATGATGCCAGTGATTCGGATTTGCCTGGCTTGGTGTCGAAATCGTCATCAGACCAGCAACTGCGAGTGCTAGAACTTTCTTCATAATGTTTTTCTCCTAACATATATATACAACGCCTTAGTTAGACTAAACGTTGACACAGAAGTTTGATTTCATTTGCCCAAAATAAAAGCACCCGAAGGTGCTTGTATTTTACTCTGTAGAATTATTACATTCTAATGCCTTGGCTAATGCCTGATAGTTCTTTAATACGTGCTAGTTCTGCTAATTCTGGATTTTGATTTGAACTTTGTTGAGGAGCCATTCTTTCAACCATTTTACGAGCAACGTGTTCTGCTTGCTCGCCGTATTTCTTGCCTACCATAACTGCAACGCCTTCTGGGCCTTTAGGAAATGTGCCTGTTTCTTTATCATAGAAACTGTGGATAAATTCGGCAAGTTCTTGTACATTCATAGATTCTTCTTGGCCTGAACGCTTGCGGAAATCACGTGCATGTCTATCATCGTGTTTTTTAGTATCTGGTAAACGATACTTGTCTGTGCCTTTTCCACGTTGTGCTGGTGATAACTCATAATCGTCTTGCTTGTCGTACTCGGGATGATTGGTATCACTTGCTTCTTGTGGAACTTCTTCTGGTGGAGCTGCTGGTTCTTCTTGACTTGGTTCTCCTTGATCAACATCTGATTGTCCATCCATATCTTGATCGTCAACGTAATCACCAAAGTCTAAAGACTCAAGTGCTTCTGGAGCATTTAGCTCTAACCAATCTTTAACCAGTCCTCTTACACAGCTATCTGGATCTTCTGATGCCTGTGCTTTAATTCTTTTAAACAGTTCTGGATCTTCTATGATACCCTTTAGGCTTTCGATAGCATTGCTGCCGTCAACGCCTGCTGGAAAATGTTGTCCAACTAACTGTTGTAATTGATCTATTGAAGCCTGTTGCTGTTCAGGATCTTCGCTGGTAATTCCTGATTCTTCGCCTAGGTTCATTACCCATGATTCAAATTTATCAAAATCATTACTATATTCTGAAATTTCAGCATCATCGTAATCTTCGGTAGTGGTCATAGCGACTATGTCGTCATAGCCTATGGTATTGCCTTCTTTCATTAGTCTGTATAACACAGGAAATACTGATTTGATATCTTCTTTAAAATTGCGTACTGTAAACTTTTCTGTAAAATCTTCTACAACGTCTTGTGGTATTTCTAATGGTTGTTGTGCCTGGAAGCTTTCTTTGTAGGCTGCGTAGTGACTTTGTTTTGCCAATGCCTTAACCTGCTCACGTAAACGATTTAGTTGTTCGCCTGAACGCTCAACAACTTCATTTGTGTCCGAGTTCATTAGATCGTTGCGTACAACATAGTTGCCGAAACTCTTTAATTGAGCGATTTCTTCACTCATTTGTATAATGCTTTCGCCAATTTCATCGTATGGTTTTCCACCGTTGGCCACGTGACGTTGCATTGCACGGGCGCCTGCCAAGTGAATGAAAGGATATTTAAAACGTTCCCCGTCTGCATTTTCAACGAATAGACCTGATATGTTTCTAGATCTTGCTCCAGGAGCCATATCGTCTGCTAGGGCCTGACTATGTTTAATAATCAACCTAGTATCTTCTAATTTTTGATAGCTTACGGTCTTTGTGCCGTACATTGCGCTTTCACTCATAATGCTTTCTCCAACAGGTGTTTGTATTGTATTCGACTGTGTAGGTTTTGGTTGAGCATTTTGACTTAAAAATGCATAATCACGTTGATCCAAATTGTCTTTGGCGATATCGCGTGTGTCGAAATTTAGCAGTCTGCGTTTTGCAAAACTTCTTAATTCTCTTAAAAAACCATACCAATTGTCTTTTTGTCCGTCATCCATGCCCTCAGTAATTCCGTGGCTAAAGTAGACTTTCATGGAATTTGGCTCTGCTAGACTAATGCTAACATGCCCGATTGGGTTTTCACCTTCCATATAATCAAAATCAAAAAAGCGAGCTTCGTCTGGATTGATGGTAATCTGTCCAGTTTCGTTGCCTAATTTTAAGCCGCTGAATCTACTGCGTACTTTGTAAAATAAATCGTTGGCTATGTTGTTTCTTGCGTCCATAAGTATATTTATCAAAACCCTGTGCTAATAAAGATAGGCATAG